AATCCTTGAAGACCAGTAACAATCTTAGGTTGAACTAATTTATCTGGAAGCTTAGGAGCCTTACCAGATCTGACTAACATGTGCATCCTTCTCTTTAAATAAGGAAGCTGAAATTCTTGAGTCAGTATTGAATAGATACCACCAAGACTATTTTCTAATTCATTAGCCATGATAGAAACTTCAGCAGCAGTTACTCTTTCTGCATCTCTTTGAACAGACCTAGCCATAAGGAAGGCATATTCAAGTCTTGCTTCTATACGTTGAATAGCACTAAATGATACTTGGAAGTCAGCACCTTTATTAACTTGAAGAACAGAAACATCAGAAGCAGTTCCTTCTCTTATCGCACCATTAGGAGCTTTAGCTAAAGTTGCTGCTCTAGTTACACCATTTGGATTGACCAAAAATAATGTCTTAGCACTGGCAGCAGCACCTTCAATTATTGCTTGCATCAAAGACTCAAGACTAATCAAATCCCCCTTGTACTCAGTGACATATCCATCTCCATAATCAACTCCATCTCTTCTAGTCCATCTAAGAACTATCCAAGGAGATACATCAACCTTTCCTTTTCCATCAGTACCAGGAATCCTTTCTCCTTTACATTCTTGATACCAATAAAATTCATCTCCAGTTCTTTTTACTTGGGTATAGATGTCAATGTCATCACCCATATTGTCTTGGTCATATCCTTCTTTCTTTTGTATTTGTTCTAAAAATTCTTTTGGTAACGCTTGAGGATTAACAGTTTCCTTTGTAATTATTTCTAAGACATTACCAACGTCATCACGTTTACAAACAAATCTGTCTAGGTGATAAACCTTTAAACCTTTATCAGCTAGGTAGAGAAGAACATTACCACCAACAATCAAATGTTTAAGGGCTTCAAACATTGCAACCCTGTCATTAGATATTTCTATCTCGTGCATCAAAGCATTTTCTATAACTCTTAAACCTTTATCTATTTCTGTTTCTAATCCTTCCTGTCCTTCCTGTATTAAAGCAAGTGAATCAATAGCCAGTTTGAAGAAAGGAGTACTTGGAGGTAGAAGAGCAACAAGAAGTTTTGAAGATAGTGAGTTAACAGCTCTTGCACCTACTGATTGAAAAGGTGTTTTTATCTTTGCGTGTTTACCGTTTGTAGATTCTGGTATTAAAGATGGAATCGTTAATTTAGAACCATCTTGAGCATCTCTTAGATACCCAGATCGTTCACTTTGAAGCTGCTCATATCTAGCAGCAGCAGTAACATTCTTAGCAAGATCCATTTGTTAACCGTAATTAAGGTTGTTTCCTAAAGCAGAAGCTGTTTGGCCTAAATCAATTCTTAAACCTCTCAATCCTCTTCTAACAACACCTCTTGCTACTTTCCCACCAGCAGAAGTTTTAACTTTACTTGGACCAGTATCTCCAACTGTTGCTCTATTACCTCCTGTTGCTAGAGCTGAAGCTCTTGCTTCTGGTAATGGAGCTGTTTGCTGGGTTCCACTTGCTAAAGCCGCTCCTCCTATCGTTGCAGGATTAACCATTCTCAAGGGGTTTTCACCTTTAAGTCTTGCTAGTTCTTGTTGACCAACTAATGTATTTATTGCTGTTGGTTTTCCACGACTAGCCAATGCTCCTACAGCATCTATTGCTTTACCTGTTCCATAGGCTATTGCTGCTGTTTTAGCTATCGCAGGTAAGGCTGCTACTACGGGAGG